TCTGGATGCGACACTGAATGCTTTTTGGAAAATTTAGAGCGCACTAGCCTTAGGAAAAAAAGTTAATTTTTTTTGAAGCTTAACCTGCTTCTTGTAAAAGATCTGTTTTTGCTATATCAATATCAAATTCATTGATCTTTAGCTTAACATTCTTTATTTTAATATCGAGCCACTTCATATCAGGAGTTACATTACCCTGTTTCAACGCTTGGTTTGCCCATTTGGACTCCAACTGAAGTTTCTCCGCTACTAGTTCTTGTAGTGACATTGCTGTCTACCTCCTCAAACGTTACGTAAGCACGCTCTCCATAAAAACTTTCATCCGTGCCTACAATTTCTCCTGAGTTTACGCCATTCGAAAATGCCTCAAGAGCTCCTGCATCGTCCTCTGCTTCAAGCATCTTATCAAAATATAAATTATTATATCTTGCTTGGATACGATACAGTTTCATGAGTTAATATACCACAAAATGTGATAATAATGCAACTATGTAGATAGTTTTGGTTTATTTTCTGGTTTTATCTTAATACAATCGAATTTGATGTAAATTTCATGCTCATTTACTTCTTTTTCACCTATTTCAATTAATTTATTTTTGGACTCCTCATAACCTTTAATCATACATTCATATGCATTTTTATATCCGTCTGGAAACGTATGAGGTGGTAGACAAACATTTCCAACAGCACTACACATTATCATTGTTAAAAAAAATTCCATTTAAACCTTTGGTTTTTTAGGTGGTATTATGGGTTTTGGAAAATTAACTGCCCTGCATTCAAATTTTATTGCAATTTTTTGTTCTTCAACCTCATTTTGTAAAATACCCTCTATTTCTTCTATGTTTTTAAAGGTGTTAAAGGCCACTTTATAGCCATTTTCTACACATTTTGTATGATTATCAAATTGATAAGGTGCTATTGAGCTTTGGGGGCATTCTCCAGAAACCATACTGCACATGTAAATTATTAAAATATATTTCATAAAGTCCTATTTTATCCTATGTTATTTTTTCCTTGCATATCCCATCAAAATAATTATAAGAATATTTAAAAACAATTAATAAAGAGGTTATCATGAATGATAAAAAAGATATAGATGCTATGTCCAGGAGCACAGCTCCTGACACATCTGTTGAAAAAACATTGGTTTTAAAACCTGAGTGGGAATACAAACCAAAAAATAAAGATGAGCCAAAACAATCTAATTTTGTTTTAACTCATAATGAAGATACTAATGAAATAACTTTACACGTAAATGGAGAAAGATATCGAAAGTTTAAATGTAAAGACAACCTGAGTGGTTCTATAAAATTTCACGAGGGTTTAGATAAAGTTTTAGGTCTATTTAGAGATTGGAATTTTTATGACAAAAATTAGATCTGACTCTGAAGTTTTTAATCAGTGGTCTGACAAGGTGCATAAAATACTTAGTCAAGTTCCATTGGTATCAACTGACGGACACATGCCACTTGAGTATGGTGACGATGAGTGGCAATCAACAATGAAAAGACTTCAACAGTTACCGATGCGTTTTGCGGATGTTCCGATATATCCGATCAACGAAACTATCGCTAACAAATTAATTGAAGATCAATTAGAAGGAGCAAATGACAGACCTGATTATTAAAATGGTAATTTTGTTTCTTTTATTAACAATCCCACCAAAAGTTTTGTTATTTATTTTTGGTGGATTAGCTTATCTAATATTAACATAGGAGGAAAAGATATGGCGAGAGCAGTAAATAATAAATTTTTTGAAACTAGAGATTATTCTATTTTCAAAAAAGTTCGAGGCAATAGACCTGTGGACATAGCACACGTGCAGCAACTTAAAAAGTTAATTGCTGACAAGGATCTTATGGACCCTATACGTGTAAATAAAAATAAAGAGGTTGTTGATGGTCAACATACTCTGCAAGCGAGAAAGGAATTAGGTTTACCTGTTCCATACATCATAATTAATTCTGATGATCCGCTTGATGTAGCAAGACTAAACACTGGTAGAAAGAATTGGTCATTAGATCATTATCTTCATCACCATTGTGCAAGAGGTAAAATGGATTACAAAATATTAAAATCCAAAATGAATGAGTACGGCATACCTGTTGCTGAAACACTTGTTTTGTTACAAAAAGTTAATACCAAATACAGAAGGCATTCTGATGAGTTTAAGTTAGGCACATTTAAAATACCTGCTGGTGGTATTCAACATTGTGATCGAATAGGTTCACAGCTGTTGAAGCTTAAAAAATATTTCTTAGGTACAGAAGATACCAAAAGAAGAATTAAAAGAGCTTGTGTTACAGCATACCTAATCAGTGATAAACATCCTAAGTGGGACTTTGTAAGATTTTACACTGCTTGTAAAACAAAGTCTGCTTGGTTTTTATCTGGCACATCAACAGAAGACTACATTAATATTTTTCAAAAAATATTTAATAGTGGTTTAAAAGACGGCAGGAAAAAAATTAATCTTGTTGATTTTTATAAATCAAAAGATTATTTAGAAGCTGAAAGTGAATCAGAAAGGTAAAAAGATGAACATCAACAAATGGAAAAGTTGTGCTGTAGACATTGATTCATATCATGTAATAAGGGCGATGGGACAGAAGGGCTTCAGAAGACCTGGATCTATGATCGCTAAGTTGGTTGATGATGAAATAAGAAAGATAGCTAAAAAAGAAGGTAAAAGCTATTCTGTAATGAAGGAGAATTTACTAAAACAAGGTAAGACCTTGGTCAATGGTAAGTAGATTCGCAGGTTGGATGGTTAACCTTTAACCTGGAATTGAAAAGGGCCTGGGAGACTAGGCCCTTTTTTTTGTTGCAATTAAAATAAAAATTTATTAAAGATTAACAAACGTATTCCTAGCCTTAATGAAAAAGTGGGGCTTAAAACACTTTATTTTCACCGAACAACGAACACACTTAATTAACTTAATAAAGGAGATTTAGTGGGTAAAAAAGCTGCTAAAAGCAGTTCAGAAGCTGTAGATCAAGCGTTACAAAAGCTTGTAATGGTGTGTCCTAATAAGAAAACTTATGACGAGATCACCAGTCTTATGTTTCAGTTGTATTGTGGAAACGATTTTGGGTTAGGAAATTTTAGTCTTTCATTCCTTGATAAGGTTGAGGGATGTTGGCGTACTGGTAGAAAGAAAGCTGCACAAGCTAAAGGTTTGAAACTAGTAGTCAAAAATGCGTAACCACGGAGTCATTCTACATCCATATCTTTTCCCGCTTCGTGGTTATGCGAATGAATCAAGAAAAACATGATAAATTAATTGAGGCCTCATTAGATTTTTGTAAAACTCTCAAAGGATCTGATAGATATGATTTCATTGACGAGGCTTTAGATGATTACAGGTGGACTACGTATGTAAAATCTCCAAGAGAGGTACAGAGGCAGTTTCGTGAGTTATTCTCCAAGCTTGTTAAAAATTTTGGGCACTGAATTAGCATCTACAGTTTTAAAAAAACATTCGCCTGAGCAGCGTTTGTTTCAAGCTATTGTGTTGCAGGCCTTTGAAGATGCTCTGACTACACATGGAACTAAGGAGGATTCTTATTTAAAAAAAGATGCACATGATTGGTTTTTAGAAAAAAATAAAACTTTTGAATATGTATGTTGGAACAGTGGATTTGACCCTGAGATTATTCATGAGAAATATAAGAGATTATTAAAAGATGGTAAAGTTACGTTTACTGAATTACAAAAAGAGTGGGTAAAATATAGAAATTTATATATTGATTACAGAGCTGCTAATAATAGTGAAGATAGAAAATGTATTATGGAGAAGATTATGAAAGTTAAATTAAAATAGTCATGGAGGTCTTACAAATTTTACACCCCGAGAGGGCAAAGTTCTGAGAGCATTAAAAAAAGCAAACCCCTCGAGGTGCAAACAATTGAAAGGTATATATGAAAAACCCATCAGTTATATTTATAACATAACAACGGATAACGGACAAATAAAATCTATTATAAAGATTATCTAGACCCTCCTAATAAAAAAAGTACCCCTGGGGGTAAAATAGGTGTCCCTGGTGTCCCTGATTAACTATTATTCAATTATATCAACACTTTTAATCAATTTTTATGGTGTCCCTGTGGTGTCCCCGTGGTGTCCCTAGAGACACCACTCTTGCGGGAACGCTATCAAAACAATTCCAGGTAGTTTAATTATGATGAAATAATCTATATAATAAAAAAATTATGATGAAAAAAACCATTCAATACTTAGCAACTCCTGAAGGTAGGAAGATGGCTAAAGAGGCCTTTCGTAAAGGTTTCAAAGGTTTTAAATCTGCAAAAGCAAGATTTAAAAGAGCACCATCACAATCACCACCAGTTATACCTTATAATTTGGTTAAAGCTGATGTTAAAAGAAAAATTAGAGGTACTAAACTAACAACAGCTGCTGAAATAAAAGCTACTCCAGGACTCAAACGGAGAATGATTGTAAGAATCGCAAAAGCTAAAAAAGATAAACCTATATTTAAAGGGCCAATTATTGGAAAAGCTTATGCTTCTGATAAAAGGGCAAAAAGAACTATGATGATAAATATACCAAAAAAAGAAAGACAAGCTATTCAAAAAAGTATATCTGATTCTGTAAGAGCTTTTTTGAAAAAGAAAACTGGTTTTAAAAAGGGGAAATTCATTTAATGTTAAGTTGGTTAAGAAAATGGTTGGGCATAGAAGCACAAGATTTTAGAATAAGAAAATTAGAGAGAGCTAAGTATTGGAAAGAAAAATATGCCTTTAAAGAAAAAAGAACTTAGAACAGAATTAGATCTAACTCCAAAACAAAAAATGTTTGTTGAAATCTATGTCAAAGATTGGGGTAATATTACTCAAGCTGAAGCTTTAAAACGTGCGGGATATGTTTGCAAAAACGAAAATGATTATGGAGTCATGGCTTCAAGATTATTATCTAGAAGATTAAATCCACACGTTGCAAAATATTTTGACAAAAGATTTGAAAAAGAAATTAAAATGTACGAGGGAGACAACCTTAGACGTTACAAAAGATTTGAAAGACTTGCTAATAAGGCAGAAAAAAAAGATCAATATGCTGCTGCTATTAATGCAGAGTATAGATCAGGTCAATTAGCTGGTGCTTTCATTGATCGTAAAGAAGTAAGAGTAACAGGTCTGGAGGGAATGTCACGTGAAGAGCTTGAAGAAAAATTATCTGAATTATCGCAAAAGATCGATGGCCATAACGCCAAAACAATCGAAGCGGAGCCTGAGCACGTTAAAGAAATTAAAAACGGCTAGCTGGTCTGAATGGATTAAAGTTTTTAACAGTGTACATAATTCAACAATGTATACTTCTTTAGGTAATGTAATGGTAAAAGTTAATGAAGAGAAAAATTTCAATAAATAAAAAAGCAAAACATTGGAAAGATAGATATCCACTTGTTGAGATTGAATGGTATGACATTTGCTCTGACAGTTCTTGGCAATCAATAGATCATTGTCTTAAATCTAAATTACCTATTTGTGTTACAAAAGGACATTTGTTAACTCAATTAAAAGGCACTACTAGGGTGTTTGGAGACTATTCTGAGACTGAAAAGGGAGATATTGACGAGATAGGAAATACAACTATTATTCCAAATTGTGTTATTAAAAATATAAAAAAACTGATTTAAATGAATCAAGAAAGTTTACTGTGGAAAAATTTAAAAAAAGGACTGACTAAATTCTTTTTAACCCGCATAGAATCTAGCACAATTAACGGTATACCTGACATTCACGCTGTAAATAAATGGGGTATATTTTGGATAGAATTAAAATCAGATGAACTCAGTTTTCCCAAGCTAAATAAATGGCAAATAGTATGGATTAATAGATATGTAAAACATGGAGGCACTGTTATTATCTTCAAAGAGACCCCCTCGAAGGCGACTATTAAACTGTACAGGCCAGTGTCCCGTTTCACCGATCCTCGTTCACTGAAGCCCGTTGCCTCGTTCTCGTCTCGTGGTCAATGGCCACGGATCCAGGAGCAGCTGGAGAAAGAGCTGGTCCTTCGCCAGCTGGGATCCTGAAGCTCGTTCCACGCCCACGTTTTCTTTTCCTCTTTGTTAGTTACCGTGGGCCTGGAACCAGCAGCAGGTCATTTTCTCTTGACATTCATCCCATGATATCTTATATATAAATATGATCAGAATACTGATCGAGCAATGTGCTCGGGCATGGAACCTGTTGTCAATTCTACCGTTAAAATGTCGAGGAACTGGGTAGGTACTCGAGGCAACAGGCTAAGCCTTTTCTCGTTCTCGTTCATAGGTCTCCCGTACCTCGTTCTCGTTTATAAGGATAGCACTTCCCCCCAGCAGCGTACGGCACAGGACTGGGATCCAGAAGGAACTGCTGGTGGAAAAGTTCTTAAAAAAAGTTCTTGACATTTATCCCATCAGGTCTTATCTATACTTGGGGCACGGATATTCCAACGATGCGGACGATACTTACAGATGCGTACCGCATATGGGTTACTGTAAGCGAAGTGCCCCGTTAACTAACGCAGCTGGGCTGAGAGTGCACTGTAACTCCCACTGTGTGATGGACCAGGCAGCAGGGAGAGCTTCAAGCACGGTACTGATCCTTGCTGCTTAACTAACAAAGGAGGATATCGATGAAGCTTAGTAAATTAATTAAAAAGATAAACAAAGAAAACGCCCCGCCCGGAGGCTGGACACCGGACGATGCCGTAAAGAAAGATAAGCCCGAAGCAGGGAAGGTCTACGCACTGACGGGTGGTCCGGGCTCTCGCTGCATTGCCAACGGAAATACGTGGGCAGAGTCTGAGGTAAAAGAGGAAGCAGGAGCTGCTGGAGAAAAGGATGCCGTATGATGTGGTTCCTCGGTATCCTCGCTCTAACTTGGCTGATGTTTCCCACCTTCACCACAATCCTGCTGGGGATCCTGCTGCTACTGGCAATCTCGCCGTTCTAAATCACATGTCTCTCGTCTCGTGTAGAAAAGTCCATACCCGTGCCGAAGGCACATTAAGCACGTCCCCCGCAGAACGGCGTGTGGAAATGAAAGTGCATTTGCTTTTGCAATTTAGAATGGTTCTAAAAGAAAAGTGTTGCGTTTAATGATGGGATAGAATAAGAGAGAGAACAAACTAACAAAGGAGAAAGATATGGGATTAGATCAACACGCACACCTAAAAGGTCACAATGTGAATTGGGCTAAATACTTTGATGACGATAAAGAAGAATGTAGTAAACTTTTCGTTTGGAGAAAACACGCACGACTTCAGCAGTTCATGTCTACTTGGTGGGACAAACAAAACAAACACCATCAGCACGAGGGACATCTTGCTCATCTCGGTTTCAATGCCGATCAAGAAGCACCTGTATATATTACAGAAGAATTAGTGCTAGATCTGGCAGAAGCCATATCTAACAGCTATAAAGATTACGTTGCCGAAGATGGTTTCTTCTGGGGTCAGCAGTTCCAAGAGGAGTCAGTCAAAGAGTATAAAGAGCAAGACATTAAATTTTTAAAGTTCTGTCAACAAGCGATCAGCGAGAAGAAGGTCGTTGAATATTGGTGCAGTTGGTGATGAAGTTTAAGGATAAAAAGAACGAGGCGACCCCTGTCGCCTCGTCTCGTAAAGGTGGGCAAATCGCACAAGATGAAATGACTAAAGCAATTGAGCGCCTGGCGGAAAATTTGGCTAATGTTTTAGGTGAGGAATATATACAAGTAAAGGTTGAGCCAAAGCTACAAAAAATAAATAAAAAAAAGTTAAATTAGTTCTTGTAATGGGATTTGATAAGATATAAAAGAAGCTGTCAAACTAACAAAGAGGTAAATATGACAAATGCAATAAAGAAGCTAAAGCAAGATGAAAAAAAAGTAGTTCTTGCTTATGCTCAATTAAAGCTAAAGTCTAATAGACTAGCTAAAGAGTTAGACACAATGAAACAAAACGTTGTTGATGTGTTTAGCAGAACAAACCAAAACTTAATTATTGTCCAAGATGAACATGGCAATAGTTTTGGATTACAGAAAATAAATCGTAAACGTAAAAAGTTTGAGACAGCAAACTTTAAGATTGCTCACAATGATTTATTTAACAAGTTCTGTACTGAATTAGAATATAGCGAATACAAAGCTATTGGGAGTGATGCAGATGCCCAATAATTCATTAATCAACATAGCCCAAGTTTTAGCTGAAAGGGTAGGCGAGAAATCGCCTACTGCTCTGGCTGATATGGTGGTAGACAATGGACACAAGAAACAATTAAATTATGAAATAATGTTTCAACTGTTAATGGGAGAATGTGAGAAGCATATTCTTGAAAATAATGGCAATCCTGTGGTTGACGAGTTTAAGGAAAACATACTTAAAAAGTTTTCTACTCTTGTATCAACACTAACTACTACTGAATAATCAACCTATAAAACCTATAGCCCGATCGGGCTATAGGTGTGTCTTACGTTTACAAGGCTCTTAAAATCTAACAACCTGCTTTAAAAAAAATTTACCAGCCGCCCACGTTTCCAGGCACAGCAACGCTGTGCAAAGAGTTTACAAAGCAATATACATCCATATAATGGGGACCCAAACGATATGAATTTTGATCAACTATCAGAAGAAGAAATAAAAGATTTAATACTCCAAAAGCAGTTGCAGTGGATCAAGTTATGCCAGGATAATTTTTTAATTTTTGCTGAAACTGTTTGGCAAGATTTTATTTATAGAAAAACAAATAATCCTAAAAAATTTGGCCATCATCAAATTATTGCTGAAGAGTTTCAAAAAATAGCTGCTGGAGATGAAAAGAGGCTCATAATAAATATGCCTCCTAGACACACTAAATCTGAGTTTGCATCTTATTTATTCCCTGCATGGATGATTGGTAGGAACCCTAAGATGAAAATAATGCAGGTATCGCACAATGCTGAATTAGCTACCAGGTTTGGTAGTAAGGTTCGTAACTTAATGAACACTAAGGAGTACAAACAGATATTTGGAAATGTTACATTACGAGAAGATAGTAAGGCAAAAGGACGTTGGGAGACCAATCATGGTGGGGAATACTTTGCAGCGGGTGTTGGCGGTTC